TTCAAGCTCTTTACACAAAGAAGAGAGCATTAGAACTTGATTGGGAGCAACACTACATTCAAGAGGGAATATATACTCTTGATATGGTTAGGATTGACGAAAAAATTCGTGAAATCATTAACCAGATTAAAATGTCTGAAGCTGAAATAGCACATAGACAAATTAAGGTAGAGATGGCTGCTCCTGAGTTTTCTGTAGCTAGCTAAAACTAGCTATTTATATCCGAAAAGTAGATTTTCGATGCAGGTATCCCTTGCGCTATTCAATAAATTAAGTTATATTTTAATTACTATACACTAACTTTCTAATATCGACGCAGTATAGTCGACGGCCTAGAGACGATATTGGAATAACTAGGAGAACATAACTATGGCACAAACAACATTTTCAGGACCAGTCCTTTCACAAAACGGCGCTGGATTTCTTGGATCAATCGTACCTGGATTAACAGGTCTTACAGTAACAACAGTAGCAACAGCCACAACTTTAACTTATGCTGCTGATACTATAACAGTAAATAATTATACTGGTGCTGCCGCTCAAGCAGTTACATTACCAGCAGCTAGAGCAGGAGTAATTGTAATTCATGCTCAATCAGTTGATACAACTGGTGGAACAAATACACTTTCTTTTGATTGTGCTGGAACAGATGCATTTGCAACAGGATCTATAATTGAAAGTAGAACAACTAATGCAGTGTCTTTTGATACTTCAACAGCAGGTGAAACTTTACTTACTTATACACCAGCAAACGCTGTAACTAATTTATTTAGTATTGGTTCTTATCTTTATTTCTCATGTGCTCAAGATGGCATATGGACAGTAAATTATAAAATGTCAATGAACCCACAAAGCACAGGTCTTACAGGAACTTTTGCTTTCGGAGCATAAATAATTAATTTTTAAGGAGCTCGTAAGGGCTCCTTAAATTATAAGGAGAAAAATATGGGAAGTTATAAAGGTGATATACAAGCAACTAGATTTACAGCAAGTACTTCTACTGCAATTGTTGCTCCTCCAGTGAGACTTAGAGGAATTATTATTGCATCTAATAGTAGTGGTGTTGGAATTGTAAAATTAACAACTACAAGTCAAGCTGGATCAAATTTGTTTACAGCTGATGTACCAAGTGGTGATGTTATTAATTTTAGTTTTCCTGAAGATGGAATTTTATTTCCAAAAGGAATTTATGTTTCAACATTAACAAATGTTAGAGCAGTTACATTATTAACAGATAAATTTTCTGGTTCAGGCTTAACAGCGTAGGAGAAGCTAAATGGCTAATACTACTTCTGGAACTACAACTTTTGAAAAGACTTTTTTTATAGATAAAATTATAGAAGAGGCTTACGAAAGAATTGGTTTATCTGCACCAAGAACTGGACAAGATTTAGAATCTACAAGAAGATCTCTGAATATAATGTTCCAAGAGTGGTCAAACAGAGGTCTTCATTATTGGGAAGTAGCAAATAATTCAATCTCCATGGTCAATGGTCAATCTGTCTATACTCTTTATAGATCAGCAGGAGATGGAACATCCGATGGTGTATTTACTCTTTTAGATACTGCAATTAATGCATCAGTAACTACAATAACTGTTGATTCAGTAGATCAATTTCCAACATCAGGAACTTTATTAATTGATTCGGAACAAATAACTTATACAGGAACAGACACATCTAATAATACTTTTACAGGTTGTGTTAGAGGTGCAAATAGTACAACAGCTGCAATCCATGCTGATAATGCAAATGTTTATGATAATAATTCAATCATTTATGGACCTGATGATATATTAGAAGCTGTTTATAGAAACACACAACAAACACCTGTGGTTGATTTTCCACTTACAAAAATAGATAGATCTGCTTACAGTGGATTATCTTCTAAATTTTCAACCGGTCAACCTACACAATATTTTGTACAAAGATTTATAGATAAAATTACAATCACTTTATTTCTAACACCAGGCACAAGTGAAGTTAATAATGTAGTTAATTATTATTATGCAAAAAGAATTCAAGATGTTGGAGCTTATACAAATGCAACAGATGTTCCATATAGATTTGTCCCATGCATGTGCGCAGGACTAGCTTATTATGTATCATTAAAACTTGCTCCACAAAGAACACAAGAATTAAGATTATTATACGAAGATGAATTAAAAAGAGCATTAGAACAAGATGGCTCTTCTTCAAGTTCATTTATAACACCAAAAACTTATTATCCAAATGTCTAAGAATTCAAGAGGAAAATATTCTTATATGATTTCTGATCGATCTGGTCAGAGGTTTCCATATCAAGAAATGGTACAAGAGTGGAATGGCTCATGGGTACATGTTAGCGAATATGAAGCAAAGCAACCTCAGTTAGAACCAAAGCCAACTGCAGCTGATCCACAAGGTTTAAGATATGCACATCCTGATAGACAAGAACCACCGGTATTAATACCACTTACACCCGATCCCTTTTCAACAGTTATCTATTCTGGAACAACTTATATTAATGTATTTTCACAAAATCATCAAAGATCAACAGGCAATACTGTAAGATTTAGAGGACCTACAGATGATACTGGATTTACTGATGTACAATCTTTTGATGGAGTAACTAATATTTCAAATGCAAATGGATTTACAATCACAGTTGGAAAAATTGATTCATCTGGTAATATATCAGATACTACAAATTATTTTAATTTTACAGGAGCAGGAACAGCAACAACGGGAGGGGTATCAGGTGGCGGAGCGGAATGTTCTGCAGGACCAGTAACACTACAAGCTTAATATGACATATTCAGAATTAGTTACAAAAATTAGAGATTATACAGAGGTAGATTCTAATGTATTTACTTCAACTATTATTAATGGATTTATTGAAAATGCAGAGTTTAGAATATTAAGAGATGTAGATTCTGATAATAATAGAAAATATGCAACAGCTTCTGTTGTGGTAACTCAAAAATATTTTAATACACCAGCAGATTTATTAGTTATTAGATCTGCACAAGTATTTAATACAGATGGAACCATATCTTTTTTAGATGTTAGAGATATGACATTTATTAATGAATATAATCAAAGCAATACTACAGGAATTCCTAAATATTATGCAAATTGGGATGAAGATACTGTTATTGTAGCACCCACCCCAGATCAAGCTTATACAATTCAAGTAAATTATATATTGAAACCAACTGGATTATCGGCTACAACTGCAAATACATATTTAAGTCAACAATTTCCCAATGGCTTATTATATGCTTGCCTAGTAGAGGCATATGGGTTCTTAAAGGGTCCACAAGATATGTTGCAATATTATGAAAATAGATATAAGCAAGCTATTGAAGGATTCTCATTAGAACAAATGGGAAGAAGACGAACTGATGAGTTTTTAGATGGAGAACCTCGTATAGTTCGTAAACCACAATAAGGATAAAAAGTATGGCTATTACACAAGCGTTACCAAATAGTTTTAAAAAACAACTATTAGACGGTGATCAAGATTTTACAACACCAGCGGGAACTGGAGATAGATTTAAATTAGCTCTTTATGTATCAACTGCAACATTAGGTGCAGCTACAACTTCTTACACAACAGGTGGTGAAGTAAGTTCTTCTGGAACAAATTACACAACAGGTGGAAAAGCATTAGTAAATTCTGGAACATCTCTTGTATCAACAGTTGCTTTTACAGATTTTGCTGATTTGTCTTTTCAAAATGTTACTTTAACTGCTAGAGGTTGTTTGATATATAATACATCATTTAGTAATTCTGCAGTTGCAGTGTTAGACTTTACGACTGATAAAACAGCTACAGCAGGAACATTTACAATTCAATTCCCAGCATTTACAAGTTCAGCAGCTATTATCAGAATCTCTTAATTAGGAGTTTTAACCTATGGCTTTAGGATGGAGCTCAGGAACTTGGGGCCAAGGAGAATTTGGAACAGGTGTAAATAATGTTACTGTTCAAGTAACCTCTCCCGGAACACTTACAACTTGGGGATCAAATAGTTGGGGTCAATTTGGTTGGGGAGCAAATGTAGGTCTTTCAACTCTTCAAGGAACTGTAACTATTGATACAATAAATGTTGCAAATGTTACCGGACAATTATTAAATACATCTTTAAATTCAGTAACTGTTACAGGAACAGCAAATCTTACTTTAACAGGGCAACAATTAACTACATCTTTAAACTCAGTCACACCAATAATAGATGTAAGTACTTCTTTAACAGGTGAATTATTAACATTAGTACTTGGTGAAGTAGATCCAGGTCCTGATGCCAATTTAACTGGTCAACAATTAACTTTAAGTTTTAATGGAACTGTAGATATAGACATAGCAGTTTCGGCTCTTGTAACAAGTCAACAATTAACTACAGCATTAAATTCTGTATCTATAGATTTAAACACCCCTGTTAATGTAACAGGTCAAAGTTTAACACTAGCTTTAAATTCAATATCTACTAAAATAGATGTTTCTATAAATGTAACTGGATTTGGCTTGACAGGGACAACCGGACAGTTGTATGTAACGGCTTGGGCTCCGGTTGATCCTGGTCAATCAATAAATTATACAGGTGTAAATACTGGTCAATCTGTAAATTGGACAGAAGTGGCTGCATAATATAGAGGTTGTATTAATTGACAAAAACTGATAAATATTTTAATAAGAACAAAATAAGGAATTAATAATGGCAACAATCTATTCTTCCGATCTTAAGCTATCCATAATGGCAACTGGCGAAAACGCTGGTACATGGGGCCAAATTACAAATACAAATTTATATCTATTACAACAAGCAATTGGTGGATACGAAGCAATTTCTATTGCTGGGGGAGCTCAAACAACAACTCTTACAATGTCTAATGGTGCAATTTCTAATGCAAGAAATGCAGTTATAAAATTAACAGGAACAATTACAGGTAATCAAGTAGTAACAATTCCAACAGCAATTGAAAAAACATACGTTGTAGCCAATGGCACAGTAGGTGATTTTACCGTTGAATTTAAACAAGCAGGTGGGACAGGAGTTACTTTTGCAGCTGCAGATAAATCAACTAAAATACTATTTGCAGATGGAACAAATATTGTAGAAACAGGAAATACTACTCCGATTATTACTCAAATTAATGACACTAATGTTAATGAACAAATTAAATTTACAACAACTGCAAGTGCAGTAAACGAATTTACAATTACAAATGCTGCAACAGGTAATGGACCTGAAATTTCAGCAACAGGAGGTGATACTAATATTGATCTTAAAATCACTCCAAAAGGTTCTGGTAAAATAAATTTAGATGGAATTAAATTTCCAAATGCAGATGGATCTTCTGGACAATTTTTAAAAACAGACGGATCAGGTTCTTTAAGTTTTGCAGACTCTGGTCTTGCATGGCAATCAGTTGTTACAACAAGTACTATAACTGTTGTAGCAGGTAGAGCATATTTTATAAATACAACTTCAGCTGGTTGTACAGTAACTTTACCTTCAGGAACACCTACTGCAGGTCAACAAGTTCAATTAGTAGATTACGCAGGAACATTTGATACCAATATATGTACAATTAATCCTAATGGAAATAAAATAGAAGGTGGAACAGCTAATTTAGTATTAAGTGGTGAAAGAGAAGGAGTAATTTTAACTTATATAGATTCAACACAAGGATGGCTTGCAACATCAGGAATTAATGAAGGAACAGATGCATTAGCACCAGCACCTTATTCAGTAGATTTTTTAGTAATAGCAGGTGGAGGTGCAGGTGGAGGTGGAATTTATCATGGTTCAGGAGCTGGTGCTGGAGGTTATAGAACATCTACTCAAAATGTTGGAATAGGAACAGTAGTTACAGTAACAGTAGGTGATGGTGGTGCTCCTGGGGCAAATACTCAAAATGGTGGTGAAGGTTCAAATTCTTCAATTTCAGGTTCAGGATTAACAACCATTACAAGTACTGGAGGAGGTGGTGGCGTAAATAGTAGTAGTAGTCCCAATCCTAATGGTAGATCTGGTGGTTCAGGAAGTGGTGGGTCATTTACTGGTCCAAGTACAACAGGAACTGGTGGGGCAGGAAATACTCCAAGTACATCGCCTTCACAAGGAAATAATGGAGGTAATGGAAGTTCAGCTTCTCCTTGGGCACCATCAGGAGGAGGTGGAGGTGCAGGTGGTGTAGGTAATGTAGGTGTAAGTGGAACTGGGGGTGTAGGAGGTGTTGGTACAGCTAGTTCTATAACTGGTTCTTCAGTAACAAGAGCAGGTGGAGGTGGAGGT